CATATAAAGAATGTTCTAATCCAAATGATCCAGAAGATAAATCTTTGTGTATAATGGTACAGGATGATTCACCATTTGATGGTGCGGTAGTCAGATATACAACATTTAAATTAGTAGAACAGGAATTGACGGGAGATGATATAGCTTGTCAATATGAATATGAGTTTGAAGTTGCGCCACATGATTTGGGTCACGAAATTTCAGATGAAGATGGTCAAGCATTTGAGCAACGATTGGGAGAATGGGTGATAGAAATTATACAAACACAAATGGACAAACATGCAGCAGCGGATAGAGACAATAATACTAAAAAATCTACTACATAATGAAGAATATGCGAGAAAAGTTTTACCATTTCTCAGCAAAGAATATTTTGTAGAACATGCAGATAAATTGTTGTATGGACAAATAGATTCTTTTATTAATAAATACAATAATTTACCTACTAAAGAAGCATTAGTTATTGAATTGGATGGTACATCATTAAAAAATGAAGAGTTTGAGGATGTAACTGACCTATTAACTTATGTAGAGGAGCAAAATAATGAGCAACCGGATACTCAATGGTTATTGGAAACAACAGAAAAATTCTGTCAAGACAAAGCAATATACAATGCCGTTGTCAAGTCGATTAAAATATTGGATGAACCCGAAAAATCTCAGTCTGACAAGGGTGCGATCCCTGAGTTGCTTACCGATGCACTTTCTGTTAATTTTGATCCTCATGTCGGCCACGATTACCTTTTGGATTCTGATGATCGTTATCTTTTTTATCATAGGACTGAAAAGAAAATTCCTTTCGACCTTGACTTTTTTAATAAAATTACTCAAGGGGGATTATCTACTAAAACATTAAACATTGCTCTTGCGGGAACAGGTGTTGGTAAATCTCTGTTTATGTGTCATGTTAGTTCCAGTGCTTTATCACAGGGTAATAATGTTTTGTATATTACATTGGAAATGTCAGAAGAACGAATTGCGGAAAGAATAGATGCAAATTTGTTAAATATTCGATTAGATGATTTGATCAGTTTACCTAAAAAGATGTATGAAAAGAAAATGGAAGACCTCAAGGGCACGGTTAAAGGTCGATTAATTATTAAAGAATATCCTACAGCTGCGGCGAGTACAAATCATTTTAGGGCATTATTGAATGAACTAAATCTTAAGAGAAATTTTAAACCAGATATAATTTTTGTTGATTATATTAATATATGTTCTTCAGCGAGAATTCGACCAGGACAATATGTTAATTCGTATAGTTATATAAAATCGATTGCAGAAGAACTTCGAGGATTAGCAGTAGAATTTGATGTTCCTATTATGTCCGCTACACAAACGAATAGAGCAGGGTTTCAAAATACAGATGTTGGTCTTGAAGATACTAGTGAGAGTTTTGGACTTCCCGCAACTGCCGATTTTATGTTTGCTATTATTAGTAATGAAAACTTAGAAGAAGCAGGACAAATATTAATCAAACAGTTAAAAAATCGATATAGTGATATTACCTCAAATAAGAAATTTTTAGTTGGAGTTGACAGAGCAAAAATGAGACTTATTGACTTAGGAGATGCTTCACAGTCAGATTTAGTTGATACTGGTAAAGAAGAAATAGAAGATGTTCCAGTATTTGATACACCTTCAAAGAAAACGAAAAAGGATTTCGGGGAGTTTAAATTTGAATGATGATAAAATTGTAAATCTAGAAAAATATAAAGCAGAAAGAACAGAAAAAAGAAAAAAAACAGAACAGAGTCGATCTGTTCCTACCCTCATGGCATTCTTGCCAAATGAGTATTACATTTTCCCTGAAATGGGGTTAATGATCCATGTCCTATTTCTTACGGACAAAAGCATACATTATGACAATCAAGCAGTTTATGTGATGGAAGACCAGTACGGCAATATATTTGCCGATGTGGTTGAAGAAGAAACTTGCGAAGGATGGCATGAACTTCACAAAGATGTATTTATGGAAGCCGCAGGAAAAATTGAACCACCAGAACCTGAAGCATCTTAAAGGTGTGTAGTATTATAAATATATCAGTAAATTCTATTTAAAACCTAAGGGAATAAATGAAAACATTTATCAATTTTTCTGAAACTCAATCCTTTTTAGATGATCTGCTAGAATATAGCATACATGAACCAAAATATGGTGCAGGTGAACAGGTAGTTGTTAAAACAAAAAAAATTGATACTGTAGCTGAACTTTTAGGCGTTAAAATAGATGGATCAACCATTTTAACAAAAGCAAAACCCACTTCTACTGCAATAGAAGTAAAGGTGGGGGGTGGAGGAGATCAAGAAGTATATTTAGAAGTTGGTGGTAAAACATTTGTTCTTAGAGGAGCCGCTGCTACAATCAAAAACTATTTTAATGGTTATAAAGACGGTACGGGAATAACATGGAAAGCAGATTCAATAGAAACTGCTCAATGTTTGGGACTTTATTATGATGCAGATGCTGCATTAGCAAAAATAGGTAAAGCAGGTGGTACACCATCTAGTAGTGTTACATCTTCAATTAAGTCGGAAATAAAGTCAGCTTTCGGAGGTAGTCAAGATTGGGATAGTGGTGGAGTAGCAAAAATTACATCCAAACTTGATGATATTAGTTTAGGTGATATGAATTTACTTTTGGGATTAGCTGCAGGAATGCAACTATTCTGGAAATCAGTAGGAAAACCAGCACTTGGAACGGCTTATATAACTCATGGTGCAATTAAAAGTTATTATTCCGCAGAAGAAAATAATCCGACTATTGAAGTTAGAGGATCAAAGGCTAATGCGGCAGATGTTATTATATCTAATGTGTCTTCTGATAAACTACTTTTAGCAATGAAAAAGGGAAAAGTTGAATATGATAACAAATCAACTTGTTCTATAGTAGATTCAGACATTAAGTTTCTCCAAGTTTCATTAAAGAAGGCAAAAGGTGCAGCACAACTTGGTAAGATTACTGCAATGTTACAGTCAAAGTACAACTTACCCAAATATGAAGTAATGTTAAAAACCTTATTAGATGAAGGATATTTAGATGAGGGATTTAAAGATTTTTTTTCTGGTGTTTGGAAAAAAATAAAAGGGTTTGTGGGTAAACTTAAAGGTTGGGTAAAGGGACTAACTAAAAAGTTTTCAAAGACATTTGATAAAAAAGTTAAAGGTGATTTAAATGATCTTCAAAGACAATTTGATAGAATGCCAGGACCGAAGGTTAATCTAAAGGAAGCCTTTAAATTTGATGAACAAGGATTTATTTGTGAAGGATTAAATTCAGAACTGGCAAAATTAGATGTTGCAAAATTAAATATAGTCAGAAAAGGAATCGAAAAACGGTTAAGTAATTTTGCAAAAGATGCTAGTTCACCAGTATTTTCTTACAAAAAAACAGGTAGTTTAAATAGCGGTGTTATAAAGGATGTAGGAGATATATTTAAACTGTTTTCAAATTATACGGGTGTTTATGTTTTCAATGAGGTTATTTCTGCTAATTTAGGAGATATGAACAAATTAAAAAAAGAAATGATTTCAATGCAAAAAGAGATGTTATTTGGTAAGACCACACTTCCAGTATGGAAAGTATATGGAATTGGTGGAGGGGGTAATCCTTGGGAAAATTTACAAGGAGCAAAAGAATTTGAAGAAGGGAAAGAATCGTCTTTTGCGGGTTTAGTTGGTGCTGTGTGTGGATTCCATGCCAATAGTACTGATGGAGGAAATTATTATGCACTTGAAAGTTCTTTTTTGTATAGTGTAGATCCCGAAGGAATACCAACATATACTTTAAATCGTATGGGAACTAATCAAGGAGGTTCAAATTTTTCTTTTGTTTTTGAGGGAGCAACTACTATTGATTCTAAAAAGTTTATATCCAAATATGGAAAGGCAAGTAAATAGTGTTTGCATTTAATTCTTTCCTAACTGAACAGAAAAATCTTCACATGGAGCACCTTGAAGATGAGATATTAAATGGTGGAGTGGCTGGAACAAGGGGAGCATTAAATTTCCTTCAAGGTTTACGTGATATGTTAGCGGGCAATGCTTCATCCTCTGTGAATGTTACAGTAAAATGGGATGGGGCCCCCGCAGTATTTGCTGGTATTAATCCAGAGAATGACCGATTTTTCGTAGGAACAAAGGGAGTATTTGCCAAAAACGCAAAGATAAATTATACTGAAAAGGATATAAATTCAAACCATTCTGGTGGATTAGCATCAAAACTTAAAGTTGCTCTCAATGAATTACCCAAGGCAAATATAAAAGGTGTTTTACAGGGTGATATGATGTACACGGACGATGATTTAAAAACTGAAACTATTGATGGTGAATCTTATATAACTTTTCAACCAAATACAATTGTTTATGCTATACCGAAAAAATCTAAATTGGCGGCCAAAATCAAGTCCTCTACTATGGGAATCGTATGGCACACTACTTATAGTGGCAATACGATGGAGGGCATGACCGCCTCTTTTGGTGTAAGTTCAGGAGCGTTTAGAGAAACTAGTTCAATATGGCAAGCAGATGCAAAATTTCAAGATACATCTGGAAGTGCTACTATGACAAAAAAAGAAACGGGAGATGTTACTAACATATTAAGTGATGCGGGAAGGTTATTTCAACAGTTAGATTCTCATGTTTTAGGAATGATTGCAAATGACTCTCAAACAGGGGAATTCGTAAAAGCATATACTAATAAGATGGTAAGACAAGGACAAAAAATAACAAATGTAAGAAAACATACAGCGGGGTTGATTACATTTGTATATGATAAGTTGAAAGCAGACATTGATAAAGTAAAAAGAGAAAAAACAAAGAAAGAAAAAAAAGTAGTGATGGATAAATATGTTGGATTTCTTAGGAAAAATGCTAGTGAATTTGTCAAAATATTTACGATGCAAAATTTACTTATTGACGCAAAATTAATAATTATTCGTAAGTTAGAGAAAGTCAAATCTATAAAAACTTTGATGAAAACATCTACAGGATTTAGAGTAACTGCTCCAGAAGGATTTGTTGCTATAGATACTCTTAAGGGTGGAGCAGTTAAATTAGTTGATAGAATGGAATTTTCAATGCAGAATTTCAATGCAGCAAAAAATTGGGATAAGTAAATGAAAAAATTTAAAGAAACGAATGAAATATTATATGAGAGATCAAGTCAAGATAAATTAGCTCTTGATTTGGCTCTTCTTGATGAAGCAGATGGTGATATGTGTAGTATTCCAATAGATCAATTAAAATCTAAAGTAATGCGTAATAGACACAAAAAAATGTGTGGAACATCAAAAAAACAAAAAAAGAGTATCTGGCCAAAGGCATCACATAAAGCAGCTGGAGGAAGAGATAAATTATATAATAGTGTTGAAGAAGGAACGGATGACAATTTAGTAGTCTTAATACGAGATATTGCTTCTCAAATGATAGGAGCTATTAAAAGGGGCGATATAAGAAAATTAAAAGGTCTTTATAAAAATTTAGGGAGGGTTATTAAATGAAAAGTTTTAAAAGTTATCACGAAGGCTGGTTTTCTAAAAAAGATCCAGAAGATGAAGAGGAACAAGAATTACAAGACCTTGGTATGAAATCATCCGGCAGAGGAGGTTGGTCTAAAAGAGATCAAGAACGATATAATGATCTCTGGATGAAGATGCACAAAAAAGGAAAAACACCAACAATGTCACCGCCTAGTGTACATGGCGATGATTCTTGGGCTACTAAAACAACTAAGTTACATAAAAAACTTAGGTTAACTAGAAAAGATCATCCGAGTGTACTTTCATGAAAACATTTAGAGGATATTTAAGAGAAGCAAAAACGAATCCAGCATGGACACAAAGTTTGTCAACAATGCTATTTGATCTACCAAGAAAAGAACTAACAGATGCTAAGATACCAATTTCTCCTTCTATTTTTTCAAGAATTTGGCCTGAAGCAATCCGTTCGACAGCATTTCATGCAACAGATCAAGATGGTCTTAAAAAATTAAAAGGACTGCAAGGAGGAAAAAGAACAGTTTCTGCATTCTATAATGCGAATATGGGTATTGTTATCGATGGTATCAAGACTGGTGGAGGGTATATTGTAGAAATAGAAGGAGATGTTCTTATTGCAATGCCAGATGATCTTTCAAGTCAACCAGATAAGTCAGGTAGAAGATGGACGGATATGGGTACTATGGAACGTGTTGGAAAAGCTCTTGGGCCCAATTCAAAATTTTACAATGATTTATATGAAATGATGTGTGATGTGTTTATGAAATATAAAGAACCAATAATTAAGAGTATGGGAGTACAGAAACCGCAAATCAGCTCAATCAATCGTGAATGGGAAATGTTGGGTGAAGACGCAGATGGGAAAACAAAAAGCTTGATTATTAGAGATTACATTGATGGCATGGAAAAGATCATGAAGAAACATTCTGGAACTTTACGTAAAGTATTCACAGATTATGTAAAGTCTAGAGAATTAAAATCTGATCCTGATTCTGGTGAGAAAGCAGCTTGGGATGAATTACTTGTCAATAAATTCAAAATTAAAAAAGTTCATGTTGGTGAAGAATATGCACCAGATTTTGAAGGTGATAAAGATATACACGGATTACCAATTCAAACCTGGGATTCAAATAATGATTTAGCAAAACATATTTCTAGCATTGTAAAAAAGAAAAGATGAAATCATTTAAAGGATATTTAATAGAAAGAGGAACTAGTTTATCAGATTTGATATTCCTTCCAAGAATATCGGAGTATAACCGATTGATGATTCCTATATCCTCATCTATGTATAAAAGAATTTGGCCAGGAACACTTAGAGCAACAGTATTTCATACAACGGATGAAAAAGGTGTTAAGAAGATAGCAAGACTTCAAGGAAAGAAAAGTCAAATATCTGCATTTTTTGAAATGCAATCTAGATATATGGAAATTGGTGTTGCAACTCAAGGTGGTGTTCATTCAGTATTAGAGATGGATGCCGATGTTCTTCTGTCTGCTAAAGGTGATGTGATGAGTCATTTAGACCAAAGTGGTAGAAGGTGGACATCTATAGCTGATCTTGAAGAAACTTCTAGGTTCACAAATTTTGGTAAAGTACTGAAAGACCTTGAAACAATGTTCTCAGCTTTAGTTGAGAAACACCTTTCCAGAGGCGAGTTTCAAGATTTTTCAACAATATTTCAACTTTGGGCAATGGCAAAGAGAAAAGTTGACAGTAAAACATTGAGTGTGATAATAAAAGATTATATGGATGGAATGGAAAGTGTTATCAAGAAAAACATCAAAACATTTAGTGATGTCATGTTGGGTTACGCAAAGAAAAGATCAACCGATTATTCGTGGGATGAACAAGTAGTCAATAACATTAAAGTTAAGACTGCTCATTTCTTTAAACTAAAACTACTAAGAGGCGAAAATTCTTTGTCAGAAGAACAAGTAGAATTAATGGAATTTGCAGAGTCTAAAGGGTGGTCAATAAAAATGTGGGATGCGGCTATAGAGTTAGAAGCATACACACGACAAGTTGCTAAAAAGGAATTAGGAAAATGAAATCATTTACACAACATTTAAAAGAAGCAAAGAAGTGGGAAGGTGATGAAATGCCGAAACCGCCCAAGGATATTACCAAATATTCTGCGGGTGATTTAGCAAAGTATTCATTACATGGCTCTCCAAAGTATGCATATGCGGAATTTCTTTATATGGATGATACCTATTCAGGAGTAAATTCCGGAAACATAAAGGGTCCAGATGGTCGAATTCATGATGAACATCAAAAACCTACAGCGGTGTATATGACTGTTATTGGCCCAGAGCCAGGCGGTTTCTTATATCCTAAAGGTGCTTTTTATGTTGGACATGATAGAGTAAATGCTGTAGGAGATGTTGTTATGGGATGGGCAGGAACCGCAAGATTAGTAACTTATGATAAAAAAGAAGCAATACAATATATTAAGAAATTTGGTAAAGCAAGTATTCAAAAGAAAGTAATTGATAAAGGTTCAAAAGGTTGGAATCAATGGCCTCCTACTTATGATTTAACAGGAGACTTTAAAGGTCAGGGTAAAGGTAGTAAAATTAAAAAAATTAGTAGTTTAGATCAGGCGAAATAATGAAAACAGCAGTATTTGCATTTGGGAGATTCAATCCTCCTACTATCGGACACGAAAAATTGATAAATGCAGTAATTGCAGTTACTCAACGTGAAGGTGGAACCGCCTTTATTTATGGTAGTCATACTCAAGATTCAAGAAAGAATCCTCTTACTCATAAACAAAAGATGAGGTATTTGAAAGGGATGTTTTCAAATAAAAAGAATATTTTTCAAAGTAGATCAACAATAAAGAATCCACTTGAAGCAGCAGATGAATTAAGTGGAAAATACAATAAATTGATAATGATAGCGGGTAGTGATAGAGTTTCAGAGTTTAAATCTTTACTAAATACTTATAATAGGAAATCAGGTGGCCACGGATCATATGACTTTGAAGAAATAGAAGTAAAAAGTGCAGGAGAACGGGATCCAGACGCAGATGGAGCATCTGGAATGTCGGCATCTAAGATGAGGAAAGCAGCAACTCAAGGAGATTTTGATGCATTTCAAACTGGTGTATCAAATCAATTAAATGAGAAAGATAAAAGAAAAATGATGAATGAAGTTAGAAAAGGATTAAAATTAGATGCAATCCTTGAAGGAATGAAGCGTCGTAGAGGTATACAAAAACCGGTTGAAGACGAAAATATCGACCTTAAGGATGCAAATGAATTATCATGGCAAGGATATGATACTGTAAGTTTATCTACATGTAATGAAGCATATGAATTATTCGATGAGATTGTTAATAGTGTGGGTGAAGGTACTTTCACTAAACCAGAATTAGCATATCTTAAAGAATCGTTAATTTTAGTTGATAATTGTCTTACTATTACACAAATACCGGGGACACTGGTAGATAAACAAGATGTACAAAATTATATGGAATATTCTGATAAAGCAATAAAATTATTGGAGTCTGTTGGAAAACGAACAGGAATACCGTTTAACTATTCATTTTTGAACGAACTTCAAGTTAGTATGGCCAATGAAACCATACAGAAAAAATCATTTACACAATTTTCAGGAGAAATGTATGGCGTCTGATAGCCTATTAAGTGTAATTCAGGGTCTTGTTAAGAGAGAGGATCGGATTGCAAAAAAAGAAGATAAAGTAGCTAAAGAAAAATTAAAAGCTGAACAAGAACCGGATGAAGATGAGGATGAAGATGAGGCTCCAGTAGGAGATCAAGATAATCCAGAAACAGAGCCAGAACCTGAAGCTGAGCCTGAAGCAGAACCCGAAGCGGAACCTGAAGCGGAACCTGAAGCAGAACCCGAAGCGGAGCCAGATGATGGTGCCGGTGATACTAAACCAACTGGCCCCGATCCTGTTTTAGTTCAACAAGTAACTAATGCTGTTATGGGTCAAATTATGCAAATGATGCAAGATGCAGAAAAAGAACAAAAAGACGCGAGTAAAAAAGAAATTAAATTATCTGGAAAAAAAGAAAAAGTTGATACTAAACCAAAAATGGAATCAAAAAGAGAGAGAAAATCTTTTAGAGAGGCTATTCATCTTTCCGTTACTAAAGGTACACCATTATCAGAAGGTTATGAACAAGAAGTTCTGGACATTCTTGAAGATGAAGGTATAGATGGTCCTTTAGGATATGAACCATTCTTTGAAAAAGGAAAATTGTTTGTAGAAAAAGGATCAGAAAAGGAGGCTGCGAAAGTACTTAAACGATCTAGAGATATTCGAAAAGTTCCTAAAATTGTTGGAGAATCATTAGAAGAAGAGGATAAAAAAAAGAAATATCAAGCTTTTGTTTCTGTTATGTTAAAGAAGTTCGGTGTAGAAAGTCCTGCCGAATTAGAAGGTGATAAGAAAAAAGCATATTTTGATGCATTAGATAAAGGTTGGGATGCCGAAGGCGAAGAACCAGAACCAGAAGATAAAAAAAAAAGTGAAAATCTCGACCTCGAAAAGCAAGTAACTGAAAACGTTTTAAAAGAGGCAAGTGTAGATGCTTTCGCTGCAGGATTAGCTACAGCTGGTGGATTATGGGCACTGAAAAAGGCCTGGGATAAATGGGGAAAAACATCTAAATTAGCAAAATTTGTCAATGCAAAAAAGTATAATGCAGATGTAGCGCAAAAAACAAGAGATGATGAAATTGATAAATCGAACAAAGCAGATGCAGACGCGCACGACTTAGAAAAAAAGAGCGGTGGATCACCAGAGGATGCTCAAGCTGCATTTGATCGATCTGTCGAAAAGGTTGGGATCAAAAAAGCTCAAGCTGTTCCCGGCTATGAAAGACATCCTGATGATGATACAAAAGTTATTCCTTCGGATGAAGCAGATAAGATAAGAGCAGATAAGAAGAAGGAGCGAAAACAGGATGCTAAAGATATGGATAATCCTGATACGCAACAAAGTTATAAAGATAAGCTGAAGAAAAAAGCAGACGCTGAAAAAGAAAAAAAGCAAAAGAAAAAAGTAAGCTCAATGCCAAAATCTGCAGCTGATATAAAAAATTCAAAAGAAGGAGTCAAAATGACAGAACCAAATATTGAAGAAGCATATTTCAAGGTGAGTATTCCTAATATGCCTACTATTTACATTGAGGGTGGAGGAGAAGGATCTGTTAGAAAATCTCTAAAAGGTACATTGAAATCTGACGCACTTAAGAGTATTACAATCACGAAAATTAAAAAAGGTGAAATGTTAAGAACATTTAAAGCTGATATGAAAGAAGATTCAAATGAACTTAATGAAAAAGGTACGGCATATCCAGCGACTATAGACACCCTGAAAATGATAGTGAAAGATAAACAAAATCAAGTAGTTATGTTCAAATCGGGATCGGCTAGAGTTGATAGTTTTAGTGCATCCGCAATGGTTCAAGTATATGATGCTTTAAAACCAAAATCTAAATCGACATTTGAAAAAATGATAAAAAATAAAGCCGGATTTCTTAAATCTCAGGAATTTGCATTAAAAATGACAGAAGAAACGTTTGCTGGCTTTTGGGCAAGCATTAAGGATAGATTTGTTAAAATTGAAGAAAGTAATGAATTACAAGCTATTATGGCCCTAGATGATGTAGGTATAAAGGCTGAAATCAATCGTAAAGGTCAAGTTGTTATTAAGAAAAAAGATAAAAAGAAAGCACAACGAGCATTTGAAAAATCTTTCAAGAAGGGTGGATGGCCTCCTCTTAAACTAGAGGATGCACGTAGTGCCTATGATGTTGTTTCAAAGGCACGGTCTAAACTTACAGAAGCTTATGATACTCATGCTGCAAATGAGTTAAGACTTTATATAGAT